TCAAGTTCTTTGAAAGGTGGTGTACCTTCAGGTAAATCAAATTTTATATCCTTGTGAAATGTAAAAGCTAGAACAGTTTTTAGTTCAGGTTTCAAATTTGCAATTTCTCGCAAATGTGCCACACGATCTTTCGCCGGTACTTCGTTTACAATTTTAAGTAATTCTGGTAACGTTGATCTACTAATGTCAGTTGGCATATTTTAAAATTCCTGTATATGTTCGATCAGTTGTTTCATACGATTTTTAATGAAATAATTAAGTAACTTATCTTTACATTTTATTTTTTTAGGGCTATGATAAGCAATTAAAATTTTATTTGCATATTCACTTGGTACTTTAGACAAATCAATTAAATTTTCATTGCGCCAATAATTATGCATCATAGATGCATCACAAAAATCTTCTGGCTTTTGTATTACCCACATATTTAGTTTTTTTTCATTTACAGGTTTTTGTCTGGACTGAGTAACAAAAACATCATCATCAGATAAAATATTAGGAATACCATCACCTCTGTCGCCTTTAATAATATGTTCTTTTAGAAACTTTATTGGTTCACTGGTTCTGACAAACTTTTTTACAATCGGGCTATATTGATCTACATTTGCAAATTTTTGCAATTGCATGAAATCTTTGTCACTAGAAAGAATTAAAATTTTTTCACTTTGAGAATTCTTTAATTCTACACCATAATGTGTACAAATTGTTCCAATTACATCATCAGCTTCAGTCTTTTCAACTTGAATGACTTTATATGGAAGGTTTTCACGAATCTCATCTCGCACCTTATTGAGTGTTTCAAAAATAAGATTCCAATTGTATGGAGATTCTTCTCGCGCTTTCTTACGTGTTGATTTATAATATGGAAATAAATCTTTGCGCCAATATTTCTTGTCATCTGCACAAATTATTAATTCGCCATACTCATTCTTAAATTTCACATTGTACATTCGAATACTGTTAAGTATCATGTGACGAATTAAATTTTCGTTGATATCTATACTAGTAATGTTAGGTTGCATCATTAAGTTTGATATCATAACTTGATTCAAATCAAGTAAAATCATTTTATCACCCTAAGTTACTATTCTAAGTAGAATTGTATCAGAATTCATTCGGCCTGTCAAGTTGATTTCTTTGGTAGATAGATTTGATAGAATTGTTTTGATTTTTACTTTACCAGCTTCCATTAATTCTTTGATAGTTATCAATGGTTTACGTAAACGTTTACCAATGGAAGTTTGTTCGTTGTAATTTTGCAACGTACTACCTTTTACAGACAAACCTTTTGCATTGTCCGCATTGTAAACACCAAGTAATTTTGTTTTAGTATTATATGTCCACACTTGCAACGCACCAATTACTTTCTCTGGTGCAATACTCGTTAAACCAAGTTCATCGAAATCTTTTGCATAGTTCATCTTTGAAACTAAAATAGCCGCAGGCTTTTCTTTTAGTTTACGTTTTTTACGAATTGGGGTTACACTTACACGGTTATTTGCAGCAATTACAATCGAGTCAAGAAAATCTTTAAATCTACGTAACTCAGGTTTAGTAAAGTTTGAATATCCTTCTTTTAATTCAGAATTATTCAATGTAAAAACTTCTTCAATCTCTTTAACTTTTTTGATGAATATATTGCAAATTTTTGTCATTACTGCAAATGATAAATTTCGAGAACGAAAATAAGATTCCATATCAATAAAATTCTTACAACCACCAAGCACAAAGTTATCGATCATACCTTCTAATTCACCAGTCTCTTCACTTATTTTTTCACGAATACGTTCTTGAATGTTTATCTTTGGTGCATCTTCAACTATCATACTTGTAGTTTTTAACTCATTACTTGCAAATGTTAAAAGTTTTTTATACTCATCTGTAAAGAATTGCTTGGTCTTGTTACTTGGTACAAAACCAAGACAAAACATACGTGCAAGCCAAGCAAATTGTAAATTTACTTTAGATTCCGATACAGAACGAATTGTAATAATTTCATTCTTACTACGTCCAATAAATTTTAAATAATCAAGTACAAATTCCTTTGCTTCTTTCTTATTACAATTATAGTTATACCAATTAAATGCTTTAATCAAAATACTTTGCTCATTTTCACTTTTTAAATTTGTGTAAATAGGTTCAGCACCAATTTCTGAATTAATCTTTCTCATGATATAGGCCTATATGTCCAAGAATTAGTATCAAGATTCCAAATACTTTCTACTTTACTATTCTTTTCTTGTAGAATTGTCACAATTATTTTGTTTGTTTTCATTAATAAAATTAAAAATGCCCTTAATTTCTGTTGATCGACTATTGTGTCGTTTTCTGTTGTTATCTTGATTTTCGTATAAGTATTCATAAAGTTCTTTTATACCACCAATATATTTTGTACCGTGATATATATGAGGTACGGTTTGTGTGTTAGGTTGTAATCTTTGTAATTGATTTAAAGTATAATCAATACCGTACAAATACATACGATATTCATATTTCATTGAATAGAGTAAAAATTCTGCTTTATCGCAAGCTTTACTATTTCGCGCTCCATATATAAAAAACATTACATCTCAGTTCTTGTAGTAGTTACAAGTCTTACATACGTACCGGGATGAACGGTAGTTGATATAGTTTTTCTTTCTCCGTTGTCTTCATAAGTTACAAGATAACCAACAATAACATTACGGCTATAAGGCTCTTCAAGAATTTGACAAGTATTTTGTTGTTGATAGCCAATTGTTTGTGTAGTATGCCCAACAACACGATGCCCAGAGTTACTTCCTACACCAGCTCCGACAACACCTCCTACGATGGTTGCGCCAGAATTACCATTTGAAATTCTATTTCCAATTGCAGCACCAATGACTGCTCCTAACAGGGCACCGTTTTGATTATGTGTTGGTTCTATAATTTGAACATTTCTTTGTATGGGTACAGTGGTTACTCCGCAAACTTGTCTTTGAGTAACACCAGTTTCCATTTTAGACATTGTTTCAATATGAATAATGGGTGCATATCGAATCAATTGATTTGGAACATCATAGAGAGGGCTAGGCTTGTAGTAAGAATGACTATGATCATTTAGTATTCTTGACTCATTTTGTCTTGGATCTTTCGAAAACCTAACCTCAGCATGAGCAGTAGTTGCAATTAAAAGTGCAGCAACTAAGGCAGTAAGTTTCATGGAAGTTCTCCTTTCATTTGTATATATGATACCGCACTTCTTGATCATTGTCAAGTGCGTGGTAATTATACTTATTTACAAAAACTACCATAAAAATTTAAAGCAATATAACAATTGTATAGCAAAATATCATGTCTGTCAATACAATAAATTAGTCCCAAAGCCCCCTATAATATTTGCCAAACAAGCGTAAACCGTTATCAATTTTTTTACTATGCGCTTGATAAGCGTCTACATCAAACTCTGCTGTATGATTTGGACCTTCAATCATTTTGTACATTTTTGCTTTACCATTTTCATCCCATTCACAAGGCTCACTCATCCAATCAGCTTTGCCTTTGTGAAATTGGTCTTCCCAATCACTTGCAAGTTGTTCAAATGACCAAATCATTTGATTCATAACATATTCCCAACGCATATGAAGCAGGTCATCTGCAGCTTTATCGGCCTCCTCTTTCTTTTCAGGAAAGAGTTCGTGCTGATCATAATCATGGGAATTATATGTAGTACGAAGATTTTCTGGTACATCTTCATCATCAACAATTTGAGAACCATGTTTGGTTTCTTTCAATTGTTTCAGCATAGGAAGAATAATAAGATTTAAAGTTGAATCCATATTCCAAGTATCATACTTATCAATCTTTACATATATAATACGTTTTCTTTTAGATTCAATCCAAAGCAAAAATTTATACAACCATGTTTCAGGGCGGTCTCTGTTCCAACGTGTAGCTACCTTTGGATCTTCTTTTTCCACGCTACCATGTGCAAGCCATTCGCCAAAATTATGCACCCACTCAGGGTTGCATTTAAATCCATATTCATCTTTTTCCTTCTTTGCCCAAAAACAAAGAAATTCGGCCAATTGATATGGACCAAACCAGTTTTTATACGGCCCAATATAAACTTTCATTTTTTCGTAAACTTTTATTTAATATGATGTCAAAGTTAACTCGTCAAGCAATTTTTTTGCAAGCATTCGTACTTCATTTGAAACTGCCCATCCTAAATCTTCTGGATGAAGCAAACGTTTTAGAAATTCAATAACTTTAGTATCATTCATTTTTCTTTCCACTCCGTTACAAATGTTTCAAATTTCTTTTCATTTGACCATGCTCGTGCATAGTCATTATCTTTATCACAAAGTTCCAGTACGTCATCATGCGTAATTACACGCTCTGATACAATTGTTTCGCCTAAATGTTTTTGTGAAAACTCTTTTGATTCATTCATTACAACGGTGTCAAGTGCCCATTCAATTTTATCGGTAGGAACTTCGACAACATAGCGCTGACGAAACTGTGAAACACATTCTACAAGAATGTATTGAGTTTCAATTTTTTTCAATTCCCAACTTCCATCTTTACGATCAATCCATTGAATTCGATCGCCTTCTTTCCATCCTGTTTCTTCAACAAGATCAAGAGGAAATTGAATAATTGAATCGCCGTTTTCTGCCTTTTCAATGTCAAGAGTCCATGTTTTCATGATAACATCCTTATAATATCCTTATTAAACCAATAGTATCAATTGCACTTAATACCAAATAATTAGCAAGCATGCCAAATGATTGCCGAGTGTAAGCGGCCCAAGCATACATAGAACAACCGCTTATCCAAAGTGGATAAAGTATAAAAAATGGTGGGGTTGGTACAGTGAGAGCCATGATGATTGAACAACCAACACTAATTGCCCAAGCAAGCATTTCAATACAGAAACGAAATTGATTACTTTTCCAATCATCTTTTATCCATTGAAGAGTTGTTGTAAATATATCATGCATGTAATGTTTTTTGAACTCCATGCCATAGTTTTTCATAATTTTTCTGATTACAAATAAACTTCAGCATTTCTAGTTTATCATTATACCAATATTCTTTAGGTATGTCAAGTAAATACTTCATACATATTGATTCGCTAAAAAACAACGGAAAATTCCAAGCTCCATGAAAACCAAATGTATTGCCAGTAGGATTGCACCATTCATGTGAGAATTGATTGGCTACTTCAATTGATGCATATTTTATATTGTACTTTTTTTTCAAAAAAGAAGAATGCCCTTGGCAAATAACTGCATCTTCGTTTTTAAATCTTGGACTATTTTCAAATTTAATAAATGAATCCCGCAACGCTTCAATTAACTTCATACTACGCAAACTAAAGCCGCCATTACCAACTTTTTCTTCAGGTGAAATCCATATAAATCGATTTGGCCATGGTGCACCAATATAATCATAGTTAAAGTAGTTGTCAGTCCATTGTGTTTTATTAACTGCCATACCATCATATTGAATTACAAGAACAAATTCAGTCTTAATGTGTGCCCAGAGATTTTTAATCATAAAATAATTATAATCATCTACAGTAAAGTTTTCTCGCAAAAAAATGTGATGTCCGTAGCCAAGAGATATATTACCAATTTGTAATAC